ACCAATTCTAGTAGCATTAAATACGATATTATTTTCTTGACCTGTTTCGGTTTCAATTAAAACACCAACAGTTGTTTGAACATCTTTAACTTGTAATTCGGCAGATTCTAATAATTGATAATAAGATTTTAAAAAATCTGCAAACTTTGGGTGGTCAGCAACTATAAATTCTGGTAGTTGACTGTTAAGTATTGTTGAAATTTTTTCATTAAACTTTGCCATTATTCATTAATAACTTGAGCTGGAAGAATAGCCAACGCCTGCTTCGGCAGAACCACCAACAAAAGTATCCTCTTCTACTGTAATTAAAGAATTTGATACATCAATCTCTACAATTTGGTCTCTTACCGGTATAACATCATTTGAATTTGGTTGAACCGTTATCTCAACTAATGTAGAAGCAGAACCTCTAATGTTCGATATTGAAGCTATGTTTAAAGAGTTAAGTGTGACTTGTCCTGTTGTATAATTAATTGTACCTTGCGTGTTGTTTGCATAAGTTTTAACACCACTTACTAGATAATATCGTCTAACATTACCTAGACCATCTTCATCTAAAAACATTTCAAAATTACTACCTGTTACCTTAAAACCTGTTGAACTTAAAATACCACCGCCTGTTGAGTTGTGACCAGAATGTGGATTGTATAATGAATTTCTAAAGTAAATGTTATACGCAGCTGAACTACCTAAAGTTGGTGTGAAGTTTTTTCTAATTTTAATTGTTGTAATATTTGATAATATACTAGAGTCTGTATTGTCTATTAGACCTGAAAGTTTAGAAAATCTAAAAACACTATCAAACTTTTGAAGTGTAGAAGTGTTGTAGTCTGTAATTGTATTAATTATTTCTGTTTTTAAAGTTGATGATGATTTTGTTGTTGACTTGGCGTCATACTTTACATTTGATGTTATTAAAACCGAAGTTGTTTGTGGGTCAATAATTTCAGGTTTGACTGAAGCAACATTGTATGGTTTTAAACCATTTACAATATCTAATTTTGTTTGGTCAGTTAAAGTAGAACCTGAAGCTGCCTTAATTGCAATTTTCACTATACCATATCTTGGCGTTTCATCATCTTCACCACCCCAAGAACTAACTGATAATGCATTTGGATAAATTTGTTTTACAAGTGTTTCATAGTCTGTTGTAGTTACCGCTCTGTCTTGAGCCGCAAAGTTTAAAGGCGCATTAAATTTAATTGAATCATTCGCTTCTGATTCAGAACCACCTTGTGAACTTGAATTGGTTGTAATAGAAACATCTGTAAATCCACCAATAGAACCTTCTAAAGTAAATTTGTTTGCACCGTTTGAATTTGTTTTATTGGTAACAATGTATTCTAAAACAATTACATTACCATCTTGAAGTTTAAAACCGGTAACACCATCACCAAAATAAATTTCATATTTGCCGTCTCTACCTTCTTGTATAAAGAAAACTTTTGAAGTTGATGATACACCTGTGTAACCACCGGCTAATGTAAAGTTTGTTAATGTTGAATCATTAGATGAATTTTGCACCGATACTTTTAAAGTTGATGTATCTGCGTTTTCTGTTGGAATAATAAATTTTTGGTCAACGTCTGTACTATCAACTGTATATTTAAATCTTACTAAAGTACCCTCATATAAATTTACATTTGAAAAAGTATAAACACCGTTAGCAGGTGTAATTGTTATATCTTCGTTGTTAATATATTGATATGATGTTCCGTCAACGTTTGTTGTAAAGTTTGTACCTTTTGACATTGTGACAGACGTACCTGTTCCATTATTTAAAACAACATCTACTGAAGCTCTTGGTGCTCTTGGAGAATTAGGAGTATAACCTAACATCTTTGCTAATGATACAATATTATTTCTTATGTCTGCACTATCAAGATATAATTCGTTAGTTGCCATATTGGCAAGGTAACTCATATAGTGTGTATTGTAAGATAAGACATCTATTAAAACAGATAAACCAGAACCTTCAAAATCATAGTCCTGAAATGCGGTTTGACTTTGTAAAAATGTTTTTAAATTAACTTTAATATTATCAAAATCTAATTCTGATACTGATAGTTTACTTGTCGCCATTTTATCTTAACCTTTGTAAGAATGTTGATACTGATTGTGGACCTGGTGTTCCAATTACATAAAAGTAAATATCCACTACCAATCTATTACCATCTTGGTCGTCATCTACCTGAACACTAGTTAATTCTATTCTAGGTTCAAAATTTTTTAATACTTCTTCAATTTTCTTTTGCAAGAAAACTTTAGTCATAGGTGTAAAGTTTTCAAATAACAATTCTCTAATACCACAACCTAATTCAGGATTAAATGGTCGTTCATAATAACCTGTTTGAACTAAATTCTTTACCGCCCTTTTTACAGCTACAACATCTTCTACAACAACCACATCACTTGTAACCGTATTTCTTGTAAAGTTTAGGTCAATATCACTAAACTTTCTTGAATTACGCTTTGAGTTGCTAACTATTGCTGAATCATATCTTGCCATAACGGTAATATTTATAACCTTTTTTTAACCGTTTGCAAAAACATTACCAGAACCACTAGTCATAGCACCAGCGTCTGCACTATCACCAATTCTAGCAGACTTTATACCAACCACATACACGTTTGGCGAACCAGCATTAACATTTGCTACGTGATTAGGACAAGGTGGTAAGGGTGGGTTAGGATGTGATACCGTTGGGTCACCAATTCTCGCAATCAATATGCCGTTTGCAAATACAGTACCTTGTCCAGGTGTATCCAATGTTGTTGTTCCTACACAAGCGTGTCCTGTTGACAAACTATCACCTTTTCTACTGATTGCTGGCATAACTATTTTCCTTGTGAGTTGTAATATTTTAAACTTCGTTTTCTTGATTTATTCATTGAACTTAATTTAACACCTTTTCTTTTTCCTTGTGATGTCTTTTTTGGCATTCTTTCGTGTGGTACAAAAGACTTACTCAATTTGGCCATAAATTACCTTTGTTGTTTAGCCTTTAATGCGGCTCTCTTCTTTTCTATTGCTATTGCTTGTCTCACTTTTCTACCCCAAGGTAATTTTATCGTTGATGACACTTCTTTACCTTTTTTTGACGTATATTCTACGCCGATAAATTGGTCTTTGAAATCTCCTTGTACAGATTTAACTGCTTTTGTTAAAGACATTTGTTCCGTCTCTTTTTCTTGGCCTTTTTCGTTCCAAAAAAAGAATTTTCTCATTTTTTTCATAATTTTTTAGCTTTTTGTTAGTTTTTAATTTCAATTATATTTATATTAGAATTTACAGCGTGATTTTAATTGCATTTTTTCAATTTGAACAATTCCGTCAAGTGATTCGCTAAGTGATTCGCTCTTAAAGTCAAAATCCGGCGAATATTTGCATTTTTCAACGCTTTTTGAGCATCCGGACACTAAAAAGAACAAAGCAAGAACAAAAAAAATAATAAAGTGTTGATTTATAAGGGTTTTTTTATGCATTTTTTTGAAAAAAAGTGAAATTAGTGCTTGCTTTCTATATTTAGATGTGGTATACTATCCATATAATAAAGAAAGGACATATATTATGAAAAAAATTAAATCAAACAAAATCTCTGAAGCCTGTGGTTGGGTAGGTATGATACTTATTCACGGTGCAACTGCTCCGACTTCTTTATCTGTATTAATGGGTTGGTCAACAAACTTACCACCATTAAACTTCATACTACTAGTATGGTTAGGATTGTTTCTATTTCTAGTAAGAGCTATATTCGCTAAAGATATATTATATATCGTATCTAACGCAATTGGATTTTCTTTGAATAGTCTATTGTTAATGCTAATTGCTTTAAATTAATATGAAAAAACCGCTTGCCATTTGCGAATCAATCTGTTATAATGGACACATAAAATAAGAAAGGACACAACACTATGAAAACACTAATGACAATAACCTCTGCAACTCTGATATTTTTAGGTATCGCAATGATGGCCGGCTCTGGCGGCGATTGTGATGGTAAATGTATGGAACAAGCAAACACTTTTTTAGAGACACTTATGTATGCCGTGACAGGTCTTATACTATTTGTTTCTGGTGGACTAATCGCAATTAATAACCAACAATAAGGATTACACTATGACAATGGTTCAAAAAACTGCCGAGACACTACAAGACGGCATTACTAATATGATGAATGGTGCTTTAGCTGACTATCAACAATGGTCATCAAAAGGTATGATTAACGAAACTACTAACGATTTATCTGAATATGCAAAAGAGCAAATTTCAAAATGGAATGATTCAGTTAAAGTTAAAGAAGGAAAGAAGTATATAAAAGTTGTACGTGAAAACGGTGTATTCTGTTTCATCTGTAAAACTGACTTCAAACATTTTAAAAAAGGTGATATATTGAAACCTGCTGGTTACAATGCACCTGCTTTAAATCAACCAAGAGGAAATGTCCTAGAGGGTAATTACCCAATTCGTTGGACTGGACCTCTTTACTTAAAATAGAAAAGGACTATATTATGACTACATTGAAATTTAATGACTTGAATAAGGTACTTGATTGGATTAGAGAGCCTTCTCATAAAGAACATCTTTATATTTTAGAGGCTGCGATTGCAAAAGCAAATCAAGTTTCTTTAGACCAATTTAGTGTTGGTGCTAAAGTTGTGTTTGGTAGACCTAACGGTGCTAAACATCAAGGCGTAATTGTGAAATGCAATCCTAAAAAGGCAGTTGTTATGGAAGAAGGCCGTGGCAAATGGACTGTTCCATATTCTTTAATGAAGTTGGAGGCTGCCTAATGAATAGACGTAAAAAGATTTTTGAGAGGGTTGTTAATCCTCTCATAATTAAATACTTGACGGATCCTTTTAGTAAAGAAATTTCTATTGCAAAAGGTATTCCAATTAAGTATTTAAAATATTTTAAAGAAGTGTCTTCTACTGGTACAGGTAAAAAAATAAGATACAGATTTAGAGGTGAATCAATGGATGGAATTTATGATAGACCTCAATCTTTTTGCCATAAACTAATGGCACAAACATTTGCCATTTATCACAGATAAGGCTTGACAATCTTGTAAAAGTCCTGCATAATACAAGCATAGTTGAAGAGGAGTGATTCGCTATGAAAATCAAAGGTGCTACTACCGTCTTAAACAAAGAGTGTACATTTTTAGGTATGACTCTATCAGAATTATTAATTTTTATTGAGCGTAATCCTTACGCCTTTTCCTATAAAACAATTGAAGCGTTAAACGTTTACAAACAGAATCTACTCGTAGCTCAGCTGGATTAGAGCAACAGCCTTCTAAGCTGTGGGTCGTAGGTTCGAGTCCTACCGAGTAGGCCAATTTGGCCGGTGTGATGAAAATGGTAAACATAACGGACTTAAAATCCGTCGGCATTAATGCCTTGCTGGTTCAAGTCCAGTCGCCGGCACCAAATTACTCCTCTAGCTCAATTGGTTAGAGCTGTCCGCTCATAACGGTCAGGTTGTCGGTTCGAGTCCGGCGGGGAGTACCAAGTTTTCGTAATGTAATATGGGAGGTTAAAATGACCTAGTGATTAAACATCACAATAAACAACGTAAAGGAGATTCAAAGCAGTAGTGTGTAAGTCTTATTTTTATAAGTGACCTGTAAGTCTTTGAAAGGGAGAGGCCAGAACCTCTCCCTTTTTTTATCTATATGCTCTGCATACGTGGGTCGTTAGAAAAAAGATTTTTCTTTGCTTTTGGTCTAGCAATACTATCTTTACTTCTTTTTCTTAATTGAGCTTTAGCAGAGTCTAAT